GTCGCGCCAAGATCGAATATGCCAAGTGGCAGAAAGATCAGGGCGGCGCGCTCGAACTTCGAATGTTCTCCTGCGATGCCCAGGACGCGCTCGCCCGCGATCCGAAGCGGTATCACATCTCGGCATCTACTCGCGGTTACGAGAAGCTGAAGAATCACGGCCTTCCCGAGGGCATGAAGCCCGGCAAGGGGCAGGCCGAAAACATCCGTCGCGCCCAGGAAGGCGAAGCTGAATTCGCCGCCGCCCGCGCCCGCGATCCCGTATTCGGAAACCCGGAGCTACGCCCATGATGATCCGTCGCCTTTTCGTCGCCATTGTCGCCGCGTTCGCTCTGTGGGCCGCGCCGGTACAGGCCGCCAACATCAACATGTGCTCGCCGGATGTCGCCGGCGGTGTGCAGGGCCCGCGCACCATCGGCGGCGCTCTCTCTCCCGTTCCTTCCGGTGCGGTCTATACCCTCAACCCTCAGGGCTGCGCTCTGATCGCGCAGGCCGACGTCGGGTACTTTGCATCGCAGGGCTTCACGCAAGCCTCGTCCCAGCAAAGCTTCCTGTTCACCACCGGCGTTGCCGCTGGCACCACGGACTTTGTGATTGGCTCGATCCCGGCCGGCGCCTACATCCAGCAGATCATTTTCTCCAACGCAGTTGCCGCGGCGGTCACCGGCGGCATCTCGATCGGCACCACGGCCAACGGTACCGACGTGGTCGCTGCGCAAACCTGCGGTTCGTCCTGCCTGACCTACACCACCGACGCGCTGACGCTGAAGCGGGTGTTCTCGTTGACCGCGGCCACGCCGCTGCACGCCGCAGCGGTCACCGCATGGAACTCCACCAACGTCACCATCACGGTCGTCTACGGCTACTTCTAGCGCTTTCTATTCCCCCCGAGAACTTGGGCGGCCCTTTGTGGCCGCCTTTTTCGTAGTGCGTTGCGGCTGATGCTGGTCGAGGTCACGGTCGGACATGTCTTTCCAATGGCCACTCGCGAAGATTGACGTCATCAATAGCGCATTGTCGCAAACTGGCGACAATCTGGTGAATGTCGCTGACGATGGCTCAGATGAATGGAATGTGTGCTCGCCGGCCTACGAGCGGGCTCTAGGCTACATGATCGAGTCGCACGGCTGGTTTCAGGCGACCGATGTGAGGGTTCTTCAGCCGGCCGCGAATGTCCCGGACGATGATCAGTTCGACACGGCCTACAATCTGCCTTCCGACCTCGTTCATTTGATCTGGGTTCGCGTCGCTGATCTGCCGACGGTCTGGGGTTTGCTGAACAACCAGTTGATCGTCAACGCGCAGGGTGGAACGGCCAGCAATCCGGTCGTTCCTCCGATCACTCCCGCAGTCGTCACCATCAAGGGCATCTTCTCGGAGAATTCAGACCCTACATTTGGGACGCCGACTTTTGTACTGGCGCTGCAAGCCTTCGTGATGTCCGGAATCTATCGGGGTTTGCACGAGGATGTCGCCCAGGCCGAACGGATGTGGATGGCGGGAAAGCAGATCCTCCAGGACGCCATGACGCGCCACGATCAGCAGAAGCCCAAAACAGCGATGTTCAATTCGCGTATCTCGGCATCGCGTCGCATCCGCCGCCCGTGGCCGATCGTACCCGGCGGCTGGGGTGGCACGGGATCGCCCGGTTAGAGGTGATCCATGGTGCAGAAAATACAGGGCGGCCAGACCGACTTCTCAGGCGGCGAATTTGACCCTGACGTGAAGCGTAGCGACGACGCCAACACAAAGGCGGGCGGTCGCCAGTGCTCAAACTTTCGCATTCTAAATTCCAAAAAGCTTTCGAACCGGATGGGTCGCAGCCTGCTATTCGTGCAGGCCGGTCGAACCGAGGAAGTTCTTGTCGCGCCCGGAGTGGTCTATCGTCTCTGCTTTGGTGGCGATGGTTCGCTTGTCATCCGCAATTCCGCCGGAGCGGTCGTCGCCAGCCAGCCTGCGGCGACCTATGCGTGGCGCTCAGCGACGATACAGCAGATCGTTTGGGACAAGGTCAAGATCGGCGCATCTCAGGTCGATGTCGTGATCTGCTTTCCAGGTCAGCAGATGCAGATTGCCAGTTTCGACGGCACATCGACATGGACCTTGTCGGCCTTCTCGTTTCAACTTGATGGCGCTGGAATTTCGCAAGTTCCGTTCTATCGTATTGCCGGGCCCAATGTCACGATGCAGCCCAGTGCTATTTTTGGAACGGTCAACGTTACGTTCTCTTCGGCCGTTCTACTTCCGGGTCATGTCGGCGCGATATTTCGCTTTGCAAATCGGAGGCTGAAAATCCTCACCGTTACCAGCCCGACGACCGGAACAGCATCATGCCTTGAACAGATATTTTTGGGTCAAAGCATCACCCTCACGTCTCCGGTCGCCAATCTGTTCAATGTCGGCGATGAAATCATCAGCGAAACGACAGCCATCAAGGCGATTGTAACGCAGGCGGCCGGGTCGACGCTGGTCGTTCAAATCATCAACAATGTCACGACGTTTACAGTTGGAGAGGTTATCACCGGACCATCGGGCGGCATTGCCACGATCAACGGCGGTATCAATCTCAATCCCCAGCCTGTTGCACTATGGGATGAGCAGATTGTCTCAAATGCGAGGGGATGGCCGCAATCCGTCTTCTCCGATCAGGGACGCCTTGGCCTATGCAATATGCCGGCCGTACCGAGCGCTATTTCGTGGTCGGCATTTGGTCTGCCCTATAATTTCAATCTGGGCACCGCTCTTCCGACCGACGCCTTTACCGAAATAGCGCCTTTCAACTGTCAGGTTTTGTTCGTCGTTCCCGGACCTGAATCCTCGGAGTTTGTATTCTGCGACCGGGCGGTTTTCTACATTCCGATCTCTGCGGCAAACCCGTTGAAGCCTGGCAGCGTAGCATTCCAGACGATTTCCAACGACGGCACCGCTGCGAACGTGCAGCCGCGCGCCGTCAAGGAAGTCATCATTTATGTCGATTCAAGCCTGACCAGCGTGATGTCGATCGTGGCGACGGGATCTTATACCCGCCCATTTGAAACCCGTGATCTGTCCGATCTGCACACGCACATGATCAAGTCTCCGATCGCGATCGCAGTGCCGACGGCGAACGTCGGATTTCCTGAGAGATACGGATTTATCCTCAACAGCGATGGCACACTCGCCGTTTTCCGATATTTGCAGCAGTCCGGGCAATTGCAGGGATTGATAGGCTGGACGCCGTGGAGCGGCCGAGGCACCGTTCAGTGGATCGCGGCGCTCAGTGCCAATGTCCTGCTCTCGTCGACCTATGGATCAGCTTCCGTTGTCGAGACGCTGGACGTTACCCAATACCTCGACATGGCGTTCCTGGTGAACAACCCGCCGGCAGCGCTCGCACCTCCGGGAGGGAAGGGGCCGCTCTGGTTTGCCCCTAGCGCGGCTGTTTCCTTGATGGACCTCGGCACACGTCAAATGGGCGTCTATCAGGTTGATGCCAACGGATTCATCATTCCGCAGTTCATCGGCGGGGAAAATCTCGCCAGCAGCCAACTTGTCGCCGGTCACGATTGGACCGCGATATTCGAGCCGTTCGTTCCCGATGCGAACTCAGGACCGGACGTAGGCCAGCGCATGTTCAAGCGGCGGGTTTCTCGCATGGCGGTCTACGTCATGAGCTCGACCGGATTTCTGATGGCGCGGCTTTTCTCCGGACCTCTCACTCGGACTTCTCCTGCGCTCGGCACCGTCATGAACAGCTATCGCGTAACGACCTACAACCAGGACGACGACCCGACCAAACCGCCGCCATTGCGCGAAGAAGTGCAGAGATCGCGTCCGCTTGGACGTTCGTTCGATCCAAGGGTGGCAATCATCAAGGATACGCCGGGGCCGTTGATCATTGCCGAACTCGGCATGGAAGTGACGATATGAGGACGGGATAATGGGCACAGCATCGTCATCTCTTGCAGGTCCGGCCTCTGTCGCTTCGCTCGCCTTGACCGCGGCCAGCGACGTCACGAAGGGAAGCTCAACGCAGGCGTCTGACGATTTTCAGGCCGACCGCGCGACACGGGCTGCGCAGTTCGGAGAAGTGCAGGCTAATCTCACCGACGCCACTATGCGGCAGAACCTGAACACCACTATCGGCAATATCGAAACCATCAGGGCGGCTGGGAATATCGACCCGTCGTCTCCCACTAGTGCTGCATTGCTGGAGCAAAACGAAAGACGGTCGGATAGCCAGCGCATGGCGGCGGTCGGTTCGATCCGTTCGCAGGACGAAGAGGATATGGCGAGCGCTGACTATCTTCGGAAGGCTGGGAATTTTGCGGTCACGCAAAGTTACCTGGCGGCCGGATCAGATATTGCTGGCGGGGTATTCAAAGCCGTCACGGCGAAGGGGTAGGGCATGGCAGACCTTCCCGGCATACCGTACAGTGTCCCTCAACTTCGCGCACCGGAAAGCCGTGTCTCTCCCGGCCAGATCGCGCAGCCATATCAGGAAATGGCGGCAAATCTGGACAAGACCGCTGGTGTCCTCAACGACGCCGCGAAGGAGATGGCCAAAACAGCCGGCCTGAAGGCCGTCACCCGCGACGCCGAGGGTAATGTCCAGATCGAACAACCCCCTTTGGTCGGGGATGCGGCGATCGCATTTCATCAGGCGGTTAAGGTCGCCGCGGTGGCCGACGGCGAGGGTACGCTAAAGCGTGACGATATCGCGCTTCGCGCGGAGCACCGGGACGATCCCGATGGTTACGTTGCGGCCGCCGAGGCCTACAAGCAGAAGAAAATACAGCAATACACCGACGCGGCGGGGCCGGACGTCGGGATTACGCTCGGCAAGATCATCGACGGCCAGACCACGCTGACCTATCGCGGCCTGCTCAACGAGCATGAAAAGCTGACGATGCAGCGGGCCGATGCCTCGATCTCGGCCGGGATCAGCGACGCCACCAATGACCTCACCGCGATGGCGCGGGGTGGCGTGACTTCGGGCCCGGCCTGGGACGGCGCGCGCGACAAACTCAATACCCTGATGCAGCAGCGGGTGAATAACCCCAGGCTGGCCTATCCGCCGGAACAGGCTGCATTTGACCTTCAGCACCTCGATGGGGAATTGAAGGCCAACGCCTACCTGCACCACATCGACCAGATCTACAAGGACCCGGAGAGGGGAAGCAAAGGCGCACTGGAAGAAGCCAAGAGCATCCTAACCGATCAATCGATCAAGGGCCTGTCGGAGCCTCAGCGGGAACAATACTACCACAAGGCCGTCGCTGAAATCCGCGCCAACGAGGCCATTCGGAAGCAGGATATCGGGGAAGCGCGGGCGGCCTTCAACGAATTATCGCTAGTCAGCGCATCAGGCGGAAGGATCGATCCGTCGCAGGTCGAACAGGTGGCGAGCTCGTTCCGTGCCGCCGGCGACCCCGGAGGTGCAGCGCGGGTCTATTCCAGCTTCATCCGCAAGCCCCTCAATGACGCCTTCGGTCAGCAGCCGCTCGCCGCCCAGACCCAGCAGTTGACTGCCTTGCAGGGCGCCAATGCTGCCGCGGCCGCGCATCAGTTCTTTGTCGGCAAGGGCTACACCCCCGAGCAGGCCGCAGGCATCGTCGGAAATCTGGTGCACGAAAGCGGCATGAACCCAAGTGCCGTCGGCGACGCCGGAACGTCGGGCGGCTTGGCTCAATTCCACAACGAGCGGCTGACCGCTCTGAAGGCCTATGCGGCCTCCGCCGGCAAACCGGCTACGGATTTCCAAACCCAACTCGAGTTCATCGACAAGGAATTGCACGGCAGCGAGGCCGGAACGCTGGCCCGGCTTCAGGCCGCCAGAACCCCTGAGGAAGCCGCAGCCGCGTTCATTCATTACGAGCGGCCGAAGGGCTACACCCCGGAAAACCCTGCCGGTGGACTCGGCTACGAATCCAGGAGGTCATTGGCGCGGCAAGTATTCAATCGCCAGGGGGACGAAAGCATGGGACCCGCCGGAGCGGCCTGGCTGGCGGCCAACCGGCAGCGTTCCGTGGACGATGCGGCTACCGCTCAGTGGAAAACCGTCATGTCGGATTACTCCAAGGAGGGCACCCGGCCGTCCTTGAAGACCGTCAACGACGTGGTGAACGCCGCGCGCGCCGCAGGGAATGCCGATCTGCTCGACCAGATCGCTCACGATGCCGAGCGGATGGACATTGCCGGCGAATTCGGCCGCTCGCCGTTGTCGGCCCAGCATGCTCAGATCACGGCCATGGCCTCGGCAGG